TATGCCTGTCAACGATTTCTCAACGATCTTGAACGATCCAAAGAGAACAGTGAAGATTTTCCTTATGAATTCAATGATAAAAATGCGGTGATGTTTGAGGAGTGGTGCAAAATATTTTCTCACACAAAGGGAATACTCGCGGGAACACCTATTGAGCTTGCTCCGATAACTCACTTTATTATGGGAAATCTATTCGGATGGGTGCACAAAGAGACAGGTTACCGAAGATTCAAGCAATCATACTGGCAGGTGGCGCGGAAAAACGCAAAGACACAGATTCACGCGCTTCTCGCTCTCTTTGCACTTTTTGTGATTGCAGGAGGTGAACAGCCTGAAGTATTCGCAGCGGCAACGAAAAAAGAGCAGGCAAAACTCACCTATGACGAAGCTGTCACAATGCTCACCAGGTGTAAAATTCTCGTTGAGGGTGAACACTATGAGATAAAATATGGGAAAATAGTATCGCTTGATAACGCTGGATTTTTTAGGCCACTTTCAAAACAAGATAACAAAAGCGGTGATGGTCTTAACCCTAGTTTGGGCTTGATCGATGAATTTCACCAATCACCCACGGCGGAAACCTATGATGCACTTTCTGAGGGAATGGGAGCACGTCCTGAACCGCTGATTAGTATTATCACCACTGCAGGGTATGAACTTCACTATCCTTGCTATCGAGTAGAGTATCAGTTGATCTCACAGATTCTCGATCCTGATAACCCGGTGAATATTGAAACTTACTTTGTCATGGTGAATGAACTTGATTGTAATTTTTCAGATGAAACAATAACGGTTGATGGAAAAAAGATTGCTCCAGGTGAACCGATTGACGATATCAACGATCCGAAAGTATGGGAAAAGGCGAACCCAATTCGTGCAACCTATCAAGTGGGAATTGATGATATTCAATCGAAACTGGATATTGCGCTGGCAGCTCCTGACAAAATGAAAACATTTATGACGAAATATATGAATGTTTGGATGAATCAACGCGCAATGGGATATATGGATTTAGGCCGCTGGGCTGCTTGTGGCTTTGAGGGTGATATATTCGCTGAAATCGAAAAGAGAACTGATATGATGTGTCGCGTGGGGCTCGATTTGTCCGCGCGTGGTGACCTTACCTCTTCAGCTTTTGAATTCAAAGGCACTGATGATAAATATTATGTACTCTCTCACTCGTTTATTCCAGAAGAGATGTTTTTCAGCAAGATAAAAACGGATAATGTACCCTATGATCTATGGGAAAAACAGGGGTGGCTCACCGTTACACCCGGTGCGGTGGTTGATTATAAATATGTGAAAGAGTATGTCCAGAATACCGCAAAAGAGAACGGCTGGTTTATTGAGGAGATCTGTATTGATCCATACGCCGCAACTCAGTTGGGTTCAAGTCTTATTGATGATGGTGAAGAGGTTGTTGAAATTCTGCAGAGAATAAATATTCTTTCGGAACCTACAAAGGATTTTCAGTATGAGGTGAAATCTCTGAGAGTTGTTCACGATAATAACCCCGTTCTCACATGGGCCATTGGAAACGCGGTGACAAAATGTGATCACAATGAAAACAAGATGTTGAACAAAGAGAAAGCGATTGATAGAATTGATCCAATCGCCGCAGTGATAAATTCTCACACCAGAGCAATGACGATTGAAGCACCTGCACAAAATCGAGTGATGTTTATTTAAAGGAGATTGTTAAAATGAGTACAAACGCACCGAGAGAAAAACCTGAAAATTTAGGTTCGCCACCACCGTCTCCACCGCCACCACCTCCGAAAAAATCAAATTAACGCACAAGCGGTTTAAATAGAACTATATTCACGGTGAAGTTTTACCTGTGTTATATTTGAAAGGCCACAACACTGATTTGTTGTGGCCTTTTTTTTAATTGCTCTTTGGATCGTTCTCCCAAAGCCGTTGAGCTTTATCTATGAGAGAATTGAACTTCTGGTGATCAATATCGTTTTCGTTGTAGAAAAGCTTATACAAGCCGCTTCTCGTAAAACCAATATACTCACCTGCTCTCTTGAGAGAGATCGTTAATCCTCTCTCTTTTGAATATTTTGAAGGAGTTACTTTTTTCTTTTTGATAAATCTTTCTCCTCTATTATTGAAATCAACTCTTCTAATTTTAAATTAATATTTTCACTAATTATTTTAATTCCATATTCCCCACCACTAGAATTTTGAAATCTGAGAACATCTTCATTTAAACCTAAAAACAGAAGTGTCGTTTCAAACTTTTTCTTTCCCAAAGAGTTCTGATATGTTACTCTTTCCGATTCTGTACAAGTACAAACCTCGTAACTATCAAAACATAAAGAACATTTACCCAAAGCGATAGCCATACCTACTCCTTAAATTGTTCTGTTAAGCCTAAAACCTCTTTCACCTCACTTTTGAACTGAACAGAGTGCGCTTCACTCATGCTATTTTCGAAAACATAGAGCTTTATTTTATCAATTTTCTTTTCAGAAAACAGTTTCATATCTTCAATGGTGAGATCAATGTAGCAATAGTACTTAAATTCACTTCTAAATGTCACAGAAATGGGAGCTTTCTCTTTTTTCCACACTGAACCATCTTGAAAGAGAACAAAAGCCCCTATACCATCATAAGTCACCGTAGAACCGGAAACTTCAAGATTCAAAATGTACTCCATTTTTTCAGAGCGACCATTTGCATAAATCGCTGCACTTCTTAAAATATCAGTGCTCATTGTGGTAACTCCGGTGAATGAATCGGTTCTGGTTGATACTTTTCCCACTGAAACCGACAATAACAGACAAAGCGTAATAATTGTTTTCATATTTACTCCTGGATTAATTTTTATTTTTCTTCAGTTATGCTAGTAAAGACAACTTGCATATCTTCAGTTTTCCAATGATCATTTATTTTTTCACTGTAATTTTTTATTGCATTTTCAAACATAGCGTAATCTCTAGGAACCCCGATTTTAGTAGTCGTAGCGATTGCATGGTTCACACAAATCTCACCGTGACGCAATAGGCAATGATTACTAGGAAAAACATCTTTATTTTTTTTCTTACTGTGCTTCTTCTCGTTTCTCGGCTTTACAAAGAATGAGAGAATACAATTACTCCCTTTAAGCGCGAAATGAATAGATAATCTTTCATTTATTTTATCATTATTACTCATACTTATTACCTCTATTTAAAGTGAATCCTATAATACTGATCATTCCAACCTTCAATGGGACATGGACCAATATCAATTTTTACAATCTCGAACATTTGGTGACGAATCGGAGTTTGAAAACCTCTTTGGAAACGAACGTGGGTTAATATTTCACGTTTATTCCAAATTTGAGTAGTCCATGTGTCACAAATCCTTCGGTACTCAATACGCTTGTTACCGATTTCAGTCTCATCGTACCAGTGGAATCTTAGAGCAATTTTTAAAATATTATTCGTTATCATTTTGATTCCTCAAAAAATCTTCTTTGAAACTCAAGAGTTAAAACTTTTTCAGGATCTATTCCACGATCAGATAGTTTTACCGATGCTTTCGCAATATTTACCAACTCATATTGACTAATATTACCGCTAACAACAACATCACTCATTTCTCTCAAAAAATTGTCAGGATCGATCAAAAAAGTTTTTTTACCGTGATCTTTTTCAATATAATGTATTGGATGGAATATGAGAAAAACACCACTAGCCAAAACGCAGAGGCTCATACAACCAAAAACAATGTAATTAAAGAACCATTCAGCTTCTGAAATTGGGTGATAATTTAGAAACACTTTAATAGCTGACATCATACACACAGCCATAATACAAAAAATAATACCAATAAATCTAAAACTAGTCATTTTTACTACTCGCTTTCATATAAGATTCACGTCTCTGTTCTAAGTTCATAGGAACAACAATTTCACTATTATCAACAACCACTGAACCACTGTTCCGGTTAATTACAAAACTGCCACCACTTTCAAAGTTTTCCAAGTTTGGTTGTTGAGCAATTGCTTTAGCTTGAGCAAGTGCACATCTTTGAATAGATGCACAAGTATATGCGGCCGCTTTAATCTCTTTTATGTTGTTAGAATCAACATCGTCAAGAGTTTTACTGATAGCAACAATAGCATTTGATATTACTTCTTTGATTGCTTTTTGCTTCTCTTCAATCATTTTTAATCCTCTCAACAAGTAAAACTCCTTCATAACGAGTATTTTCAGGAGCACATTCAACACAAAAGCCATAAGTCTGTTTTATCTCCTCTTTGAGAGCTTTTATCCCACCAATATCAAGATTTAGGCGTTTAGGTCTGAATCCGTTTGCCAAAACAAAACTTCTGATCCTTAATCTAACTGATCGCTCTAATTCACCCATGGTTTATTCCCCGTAAAACTCGTTTAATTTTTCCTCAGATGGAGACTCTACCTCTGAAGGAGAGTAAGTTATCTCTGGTTCAGCATAAACATTAAACCACTTTACAATGCCTTGATCATCCTTAATTCTTATCGGGAAATCAAATACATCTTGATTGAGTACCGGTTCGTCATTGTTTCTGTTAAAAGCAATTATTTCAGCAACGTCACTTGCTGAAGAACCGTATTGTTCATAAGTGTCACCTTCAGAGGGCTCGTAAATTTCGAACTTTGAACATTCGTGATATTTTTCTTCATGAGCAGAAAAAAGAGTTTGTTTGCATTTGTCACAACTTAACATTAAAATCTCCTTGAAAATGTCCAGTACCACACTGAACTCTATTAATATAATCAAAAACAATCCCAAAACGTATACAAAACGTAGAAATTTCTATTTAAACTATTTCTATTAAATAATTCCACTATATTGAAAACAGAGGACCATCTAAAACAGGGGCATTTTTGAATAAATTCGTACAAGATTCACTTGGTATTATCGGTTTTATCTCTGCTTTTTATGGCATTTATCAGCTGAGTGAACCTGTTTCGTTCATTCTCGGTGGTGGTTTTCTCATCATGAACAGTTTATTGAGTAGCAAAAAATGATTTTTGATAATATGAAAAATTTCATTGCTGAAAAACGCAGTGCCTATGAATCATTTAATCTCAAAGATGTTCCAGCGCATTTGCAAAATGTGTTTGGAATGGGTGCCACAGCTTCCGGTGTATCGGTTACTCAAGAAAAATCACTCTCTCTCACTTCAGTTTATTCATGTGTTGACATTATTTCACGCACTATGGCAACGATGCCCCTTCCAGTATACGAAAGAGTTGACAAGAAAAACAAAGAAGTTGCCTACGATCACCCACTTTACAAACTACTTCACAATAAACCAAATTCAGAACAAACCGCTTATCAATGGAGAGCACTTACTGCTGTTCATCAACTTCTTTGGGGTGCTGGCATCTCATGGATTGAGTTTGATAACAAAGGTGAACCAATCGCGTTGTGGCCTATTCCACCGTGGAGAGCATCACCGGAACGAACCAAAAACGGTGAACTTGTTTATCAAGTTTCTCTTCCAAATGGGAAAACAAAAATTTTTCAAACCAGTGAAGTTGTAGTATTTCAATCAATGAGTACTTCAATTGATCGTTGGTTATCTCCAATTCAGTTACACCGTGAAACAATCGGAGCTGCAATGGGTGTGAAAGAGTTTGGAGCTCGTACTTTTGGTCAAGGGGTGAACCCAGCAGGAGTAATGACTCTTCAGAAGTTTGGGAAAGAGGAGACTCAAGAGTCACTTCGTAAAAAATTTGGTGGATATGAAGGTTTAGGAAACGCTCACAAATTGATGTTTGTTGAGGAGGGAATGAGTTTCGAAAAAATCGGACTTCCTCCACAAGATGCACAGTATCTTGAAACTCGCGCTTTTAATGTAACTGAAATAGCGCGAATGTATCACGTCCCTAACTTTATGTTGAATCTCAGTGATGGAAGTTCTAATTGGGGTACTGGTTTAGAGGAGCAGAGCCGTGGTTTTATGACCATTACAATACTCCCTTATGCGACACAGTGGGAACAAGAGCTTGGAAACAAACTCTTTTTCACTCCAAAGTATTTTCCTGAGTTTAATATGGACGGTCTTCAAAGAGCTAATCTTAAATCTCGTACTGAATCATATTGGAAATTCTTTCAAATGGGTGCAATGAGTCCTGATGAAATCAGAGCAAAAGAGAATCACAATCCTCTTCCAAATGGTTTAGGTGAACACTACTACATACCGCTCAATATGGGAACCGCTGAAAATGTGATTGCGGGTAATTACGGCAAAGGTGAAACAGAGAGCGACACTACAAATTCAGAAGAGGGAGAAACTAAAGATGAAGATTGAAAAACGATTCTTAAAAGTGAACAACGTTGAAATCAGAGCCGTATCAAACGGTGAAGGTGAAGATAAGACTGAAGATCGCTTTGTGAGTGGCACAGGTGCGGTTTACGGTGAAGAGGTTGAAATTTGGCCTGGTTATATGGAAAAAGTACGCAGTGGCGCGTTTGATGATAGTCTCACTTCTGATTCTGAGATTAAGAGTTACTTTAATCACAATCCAGATTTTGTTCTCTCTACAACTAAAAGTTCACCAGCTCTTGAACTGAACAGCACTTCAGCGGGACTCGTTTTTGATTCTCCAATTCCTCCCACAACATACGGTGAGGATTTGGCAGTTAATCTCGAAAGAGGAAACGTTCGTGGAGCTTCATTCTCGTTCACTGTGGATGAAGATATTTTGATTATTGATGAGGATGATGTTTATCACCGTGAAATTGTGAAGGCTACTCTTTATGAAGTTGGACCAGTAACAAATCCAGCATATCCACAAACTGAGGTTGGTGTTCGAGATCGTGAAGCATCTTTCAACGAAATTCAAGCGCGTGTGGAATCGGAAAAGAAATTACGAAATAAAAATAGTGGTTCAGATTTAGACCACCTAAAAATGAAACAATCAATTTTAGAATTATCTTAACAGTAACAAAAGGAGCATTTAATGCCAAAGTTAATTGATGTAAAAAAGCTACAAAGAGAAAAAGCAGCAGCGGTTGAAGGTGCTCGCGCAATTCTTACTCTTGTAGAAACCAGAAGTGATGAACCTATCACTGAAGAGGAGCGTTCACAGTTTGAAGCGTTCCAAAAAACTGCAACTGATCTTGATGGTCAGATTTCCCGCGCGGAATTTGTAAATTCTGAAGAGTTACGAAGCGTAAACTCAAACAGCACAAACCACCGCAATCAAAATCGTGGTGATGGAGATGGTGACGGTGATGGAGATGATCCTGAAGAGCTTCGTTCTTTCGGTGCTTGGATCGGTGCTGTTTCCCGTGGTGAAACTGACAAACTCGAAAAACGTGAAATGTCAATGGGAGTTGGCGCAAAAGGTGGCTTTTTAGTACCACGTCAATTTGATAAAGAGATCCGCGCAATGCAACCTGAAGAGGGTGTTGTTCGTCCTAATGCAATGGTTATTCCTGCAGGTGAAACTCCAGATGCTGCAATTGATCTTCCTTCACTTGATCAAACAGGTGATAAAGGTGTTCACGGTGGAATCAAAATGAATTGGGCTGGTGAAACAGGAACAAAGCAAGATGCTGGTGATCCTGAATTCATTCTTATCTCTCTTGAACCTGAAACAATCACAGGTTACATCGATGTAACAAACAAGTTGCTCAACAACACAACAGCGTTTGCTTCATACATTCAACAGCTCATGGCTGGTGCAATGGTTGGTGCTGAAGAGTCAGCATTCTACAACGGTGATGGAAACGGTAAGCCGCTTGGAATCTTGCAATCTGATGCAGTTATCAAAATCAAACGTGAAACTGCAAATAAGATCACCTATGAAGATCTCGTAAAAATCAACGCTCAAATTAAGGGTACAAACCTTAAATGGGTACTTAATCGTTCAGCTCTTCCAGAGTTGCAAACAATGGTTGCAAAAAACACAACTCAACTTGTTTGGCAACCAGGCGCGGTTGCAGGTGCACCAGATTCAATTCTCGGTATTCCTGTTGAGTACAATGAGTACTCTCCTGTTCTTGGAACGTTTGGTGATATCGCACTTCTCGATATGAAGAAGTACGCAATCAAAGACGGAACAGGACTCTCTATTTTCCTTGATAACGTTACTCAATACGGTAGCGGTAAAACTCGTATTTACATGTCTTGGAATGTTGACGGTCAATCTCTTATGAAAGATTCAATTCTTTCTGAAGACAAGAAAACCCGCCGTTCTCCTTTCGTTGTGCTCAACTAAAGTACAAATGTGAAATTTAAGGGGAGATTTATCTCTCCCCTTAATACATTTTCTAACAATCAATCAAACAAATCGAAATTATCAAAGAGGTAAATATGAAATTACTATCAGAAGAAGCAAAGCTTGAAATCGGGATCACTCCTGCATCAATCAACGGTGCAAAAACAGGTCAGTATTTTGCAATGGGTTCTCACCGCAAAGCTCTTTTTGCCGCTACTCTTGGAGTAATGGCCGCGGCTGGAACTTCAGTGTTCCAAGTTCTTCAAGCGTTGGATGCTGAAGGAACTGATTCAAAAGATCTCACTGGTGCAACTGCTACAGTGACCGCAAATACAAACGCTTCACGAATTCGCCTTGCAATTGTCACCGCTGCTGGTGGTGTTCACGTTGGTGGTCAAACGGTGACTGTTACTGTTGAGGGTGTTGATTATGAATTCACCGCAGCGGCTGCAGACAATCCATTGACACGCGAATATGCGGTTGGTGCATCCGGTGCAGATTCAGCGGCGGCTCTTCTTGCGAAAATCAACAGTGCCGATGAAGATATTGCGATTCCTGGTATTGTTGGAGTTGCAAGTATCGATGGAGCTGACTCTATCATTACTCTCAAATCTGAAGAGCCTGGTGAAAATGTAATTACAGCGGTTGCGAGTGCAGCAACTACTGTTGTTTCAACAATCGATGCAATCTGCTACATTGAGATTGACAGCTCTGCTCTCGACGTGAACAACGGGTTCTCTCACGTTGCTGTGAAAGTTACCAATAGTGCAGCAACGCTCACTGGTGTGACTCTCCTTCGCGGTGGAATGCGTTACTCTCCAGATCAAAACGTTGCTGATTCAGCAATTGTTCTCTCTTAAGAGTTTAAAAAGTTGGTGGGTGTAAAAAACCCACCTCTTAATTGAGGTAGTTATGAAAAACAGTGCATTACCTTTTGGACACGTCGCAAATGGTTTTACTCCGAAAGAACAGAGAGTTGAAACCGCAATTGCTAAAAATCCACGAATGGAAAACCGTTTATCCGGTGAACATTCACCACAACGAGCAACGACAACTGAAAACAGAGGCTAGTATGAAAGAGTATAGAGTGAAAATCCCTTTCACCGATTCCGAAGGTGTACACAAGCAAGGAGATATTATCTCTCTTTCTGATGAGAGAGCTGCAAAACTTCTTGGATTTGGAAAAGTAGTACAAATTATTGAAAAACCAAAAGCAGTAAAAATTGAACTCTCCGGTTCTGAAGAGATCACTAAAGCTCTTGAAGAAGCTTCTCAAATTATTGAGACTCTTCGTGAACAGCTCTCAGCGGCAAGAGAAGCAGGAGCTCAAACAGCGCTCACTCTTCAAAGAACTCTCGATGAGAGTACTAAAACATATCGTGAACTTGTGGATTCACTTCTTGAATCAAAATATATCGGTCAATTCGAAGAGATTGTTTCCACTCTCAAAACAGATATCGTTGATATCACCGAAGAGATCGACGTTTAAAAATGAGTATATCCCTTACAAGAGTTGTTAAACCAGCCGTTGAACCTGTTACGCTTGAAGCACTCAAGAAGAGTCTTCATATTACTCATTCTGAGCAAGATGATACTCTTAACGGGTATTTGAAAGCGGGAAGAGTTGCAGCAGAGGATTATCAACGAAGATCATTGATCACTCAACAGTGGCAAATGGTTTTTGATTGCTACCCCGTTGGTGAGATCGCTCTTTTAAGGGGAGCTGTTCAATCTGTTGAGTCCGTTGTTGTTACCGATGAAGAGGGTAATGAAACAACAATGGATCTCTCAGATTTCATTATCCTCACCGATTGTTCACCTGCTCGAATGTTGTTGAAAAGTTCGGCCTCATGGCCTTCAGCAACTCTTCAGGAGATCGGTGGTATTCGAATAAGTTATACTGCAGGGTACGGGGATCCAGAAGATGTTCCAGATGATACGAAACACGCGATAATTATCTTTGCATCATTTGCCGATGATAACCGTGGTGTTGAGGATGAGTTTATTCCTAAATCATTTTACAATCTCCTTGAATCAGATCGCCTTTTTGAGGGTATTGAAGATGAGTAGACAGGGGAATAATCTGAGGCGTAGACCGAAGAGATCACTTTCAACTGAGAGTAGAGCTTACGGTTATATTCAGGAGAACACCCCCGTTTCAGATGGTGAAGGTGGTTCCGTTGATAGTTGGGTTAATATCAATACCAACGCTCATTCAATGGCTCTGATTTCTGTTTCAGCTCAACAAGTGATTGAATATAAGACTGTAAATGTAGAGGCATCCCACCTGATTAAAATCAGAGGTGAAATTGTGGTGTCTGAACTGAACAGAATTGTAATTGGCAGTCGCATTTTTGAAATATTAGATATTGAAGATATTCAAGAGCGCGGGATTGTCAACTGGATTGAGTGTAAAGAGCGCCGTGAGTAATGGCAAAAAACACATTCAAACTCACCAGCTTTGCAAAACAGATTGAAAAAGATCTCGCAAAAGCTGAAAGAGACAAACTGAGAAAAGCGGCAAACCTTTTTAAACGCAGGTTGAGAGCTAATATTAAAGCTCTCGGTTTGGTTGATGAAGGTAATCTGCTCAAGGGTGTTGATAGTATTACAATGGAACACGCTTCACTGATTGGAATTGGTGCACCGGGCTTTCATGCTCTCATTCTTGAATATGGAACAGGAGAGCGTTTTACTCTTGGAAACGGTGAGAAGAGAACAAAGGTTAGAAGTACGGGATCAGTTGGCCCTACTCACTTTTTTCTCAAAACTATGCAGGAGAGCGCTGCAGATGTTCAGAAGATTTTAACGGAGGATTGGTTATAATGTTTTATAAAGAGCTTATCAACTGTTTAATGACAGATCCAGAGATTGCCGCTACGGTGACAACCTTTGACAATCTTCCATCGATCTTTCAACAAGAAGCCCCGGAGAAGGTGCCGAAACCGTATATTGTAGTTATGATTGACACCGCTCCCACACAGGATAAAGTGGTAAGTTCAATCAATGTGTTTATTGATTATTTTGATTATGATAAATCAAGAGTACAGGCTGGGAAAGCTGCTCTTGCTATTGAGGATAGATTAGATAGTAATAAATTGAGAACTGAGAATTTAACTGATATTAGATTTTCAATGACGAGTGAGGGATATATTCCCGAAAGTGATCCTCGGACAATCCACCACAACAGCACTTTTAGTTGTCGCGCGGCTCGTTCTGGATGGATGAAAAGAAACAAATAACCCAAAATTAGGAGTGACTTTATGTCTACACCAATTAAGCCTAAAACAGGTATTACTGCAGAAACGTACCAAAGACTCCTCACGGATTCAGGGCTCGTTTATGTGAACTTCGGTGAAGTTGACGAGAGAATTATCGGTGCCACTCGCGGCGGTAACCAGTTTGTTATTGAAGATGAGAATCGGGAAATGATCGCAGATGGTTCACCTGGTCCCGTTGTAGGTTCACAGCGAAGAACAAAATCAACTGCAAAGTTGACGATCAACTTCCTTGAAATGACTTCAGAAAACATCAAGCTCTTTCTTCCAGGTTCAACTTTTACTT